GGTGACCTGGCTGCGTAGATCCTTCGCTGCTGCCTTGGTGTTGGCCAGCTCCTCCGGCACCACCCCACGGTCGAGCAGCGCCTCTAGGCGGCGCACGTACTCGTCGCCCTCCGCCTCCGAGGCGAAGCTCAGATAGACAGGCTGGGGCAGCAGCCCCGCCCGCTTGATCGTGTACTGCCAGGAGTCGCCCCGGCGTCGCTTGGTTGCCATCCCTGCTCAAACTCACGTAAACGCACTCGGCACATGTTAACGCGAGTTTGCCACCCGAGAACGGGTGGCAGACCGATGATTTTGGGGGCGAATCAGGGGATTTCGGACTCGGGCGCCGAACGCCAGGCAAAGAAAAAGCCCTGATAAATCAGGGCTTTATTTGGAGGCCTCAAGCGGAATCGAACCGCTGTAAACGGATTTGCAATCCGCACTTAATTCATAAAATACAATGCCTTATGATTGCCGTCCACCCGGATCGCCACCCGAAGACGGCTCGATCCATACAGGTTCGATCGGCGCATCTGCGGAGTTGGGGGACCCCGACGGACTGTCCTGCTGCTCATTCATTGCGTCGTCAGTCTCTGCGGTGAGACCGGCTTGCTCGCCCGTACCCAGCGCCTCAGCTACGGTAGATGCAGCGAGCAGCTCCGCGTCATGAGCGTCAACTACCGCCTCGATAGAATCGACCAAACGCTTAACAACTGTACGGACAAGCACAAGCTGGTCCAGGGAGATGGGCAGCGTCTCGCGCGGAACTGTCGGCCCAAGGTCGCCTTCGTGGGCAATCTTGTTCCGCCGCTCCACCATCGAAGAGAGCTGCGTCTTCAGCGTGGTTTGATGGTGGTTTAGCTCCGCCGGCGTAGCTCCTGGGTTCTGATGCCGAGCGACCTCCTTCCAAAGCTGAACATCAGACGTATAACGGATGGCGTCGGCAATTTTATCAGGCATCTGAAATGTCAAATGAGATATCTGCGCGCGCACATCGAGATCAAAGGCGGCAGACCTCTCACTGGGGGAGCCAGCTCGCACAATTCTCCACATCGCTTCGGCGCTCAGTCGAAACTTGTTGAAACCAGCGCAGTTCGACGCCCCACTCTCGAACTGGCTGACCATTCTGCTGACCAAAAGCTCATGCACGTAGAGGTCGAGCGCGGCCAGGCGAGTTACCCATTCAGCACGGAGAAGTTCGTCGGCGCGCGACTGCGGTATCCCTATAGTGACCAAACTATCGTAGAGCAAGCCCAACTCGTCTCCACGCGCCCATAGCTGCTCAAAAAGTAGGCGCGGCGTCATGCCGTCACCGCAATAACTCGCTCCGCAAACTCATTGAACGCATTCTTAAAGACTGTCATCGAATTGTGCGTTTGCACCCAAACAGCCCCCTGCTGATCAAGCATCGCGGCAGTGAGCGCGAAAATTGGAACCCGGTGCTCCTGTGAGAATGCAACGAGACTGTTGAAGTCTGCGACCTCCAGCATTGGCTGCCACGGTTTTAGGCCAGTCTTCGTCTCAAAATCGCGCGCATTGACCATCCCGGCATCCTCAAGTGCAGGGACAAATATGCTTTCCATCTCAGCTTTCAGCCTGTCGACCCATTTTTGGAAGGCCTGTGCAGGGGCCCCCATCCTCGGCCGGAACTTCTGTATGACGGAGCCGATGAAGGTGGGATGAGGCGCTGGGAACGGATAGTCGGCAGTTCGGAGAACGGTCAAACTGTGAGCAACATCCGCCCACTTTCGCCAACGCGGAAGAACCGACGAGAGCGAGTCCAACGCCATTGATGAAAAGTAGTCCGGGTGGAACGGAACAATGAAATGGTCGCACGTCGCAATCAGGTTCTGATTCATGGGCCCGACGCTGGGACTCATATCGACGAGGATATAGTCAGCCTTGTACTTTTCTGCAGTGGCGTCGAGCATGTAACGAGCGGCACCTGGCAGATTTCTAAGAGGCAAGAGAGAACCACTGAGTTCCTGCGCCAATCCCAAAGTTGTTTCGTAATCCGAAAGGCCAATATGCCCGGCAAGGAGCAGTAGATTCGGAACATCCTTATGCACACCAAAACAATGTGCCGCAGTGATCTGGCGCGGTTGGGACTCGAAAGCCGGCGCCAGTGCATCCTTGATATTGTTCGGCTGCGGCGTGCTGTACAGGGCCTGCATGTCATCCAGCCCGCGATAGCCACCGATCAGGCCAGTCAAATTACACTGGGGATCAAAGTCAGCCATGATCACTCGCTTACCCTTTAGCGCGAGCATCCACCCCAGATGAAAGACGGTCGTGGTTTTGCTCACGCCCCCCTTGTGGTTAAACATGCAAATGATCTTTGCCACGAACCGGACTCCTGAGCAAGTTGCAAGAGTCTATCCGATCAGCCGCGTTTTTTTGGGCACGAGGAGTCGGCGCAGATGCAGGGCCGCACGCCCTTCCAATTCGCTCGCCCTCCAATCAAAACGATCTGATCAGCTTCTTACCTGATTCCGAGTGAGCCCGTTCGCAACCCAAGCCTTTATCGGATCTTTTGCCCGGGGCTTGATTTCCTTGGGCGGCTTACGCGGCTCCAGCGCCGCCTTGATCCGCTCGACCTCCTTCGCCCCAGCCTCGGCCAGACGCCGAGCCTGTTGCTGCTGTTCGCGGGTCGGCGGCAGGCCGGGCGGCGGCGGCTCGGGCTGGATCGGGGTGCTGTCGGTCAGCCGGGCAACCGCCTGGCGCAGGGGTAGATCGGGATACAGCCTGGCCGCGCACCAGCGCTCGGCGTAGCGCTTCGCCTGCCGGATGTTGGCCGCGCGCACTTCCTTCACGTGCCACATCTTCTGGCCTTCCATCCATAGCCGGACCCCGGGACCGCCATCGGGCGTGACGCTGGCCGTCTCGCGGCCGTTGTACCAAAGCGCCCAGCGGTCACCCATCTGGACCCAGCCAGAGGGGATCGGGGCGGTGCGGAAGCCGTTGGAGTACTGCATGGACGGAAGGATACGACTGGCGGTCGCAAAGGCTGCGACAAGGACTCGTTGACCAGCTGAACCGTTTGGGATCACGCCCCGGCCACGGCCGGCCGGACTATCCTTCAGCCATGTGCGGCCGATTCGTCCAGCTACCCGTTGTCGACTTCGGCCAGCCGGGGCTGGCTGACCTTGCCCCCGGCCTGGCCGAGATCCCGCCCAGCTACAACCTCGCGCCCACGCAGCGCGCATCGGTGATCCTGGACCGGGGCGAAGGCCGCCAGGTCACCCGGCTGGCCTGGGGCCTGCTGCCGTTCTGGGCGAAGGCCAAGGGCCTGCAGGGCTCGACCATCAACGCTCGGATCGAGACGGTGGGCACCAAGCCGGCGTTCCGCTCGGCCTTCAAGAAGCGCCGCTGCGTCATCCCCATGGCCGGCTACTACGAGTGGTCGGTCAGCCCCGAGGACGGGAAGAAGGACCCGTGGTTCATCCACACAACCGGGCCGCTGCTGGCCGCTGGCCTGTGGGAGGACACCAGCCCGCTGCTGCCTGACGGCAACCTGGGCACCTTTACCATCATCACCGGCGACAGCAGCGGCGTCTCGGCCGACATCCATGACCGCATGCCGGTGTGGCTGCTCGCAAGCCAGATCGATGAGTGGATGGCGGCCAGCCCCGACGACGCCATGGCGATGCTGCTAGCAAGCTCGCCTCCATCCATGGAGGCGTACAGGGTCAGTCGCGCCGTCAACACGCCACGCAACAATCGCGAAGACCTGCTCCACCAGGTTGCGTGATGCCTAGAGCAAGCTGGCCTGGCTGTCGTCCCAGCTCTTAATTATCAGCTCCCCGAACTTCTTCCCTCTCCCCTGCCCGCCGCCAATGGTGTAGTCCAACTGGAGCGGCACCAGGTCGAAGCCGGCGAAGACCTCGCGGATCTCAGGATGGTCGTTGATCGAGACCACGAACCGGCCAGCCGAGGTGCGCATCAGCTCGGCCATCGCCTCGTACTCAGCAAACGGGAACTCAACGCCATAGCCCTCGGTTTCCCAGTAGGGCGGATCTAGGTAGAACAGTGTTCCCGGGCGATCGTAGCGCCGCACGCACTCCTGCCATGGCAGGCACTCGATTACGGTGTTCGCCAGGCGAAGATGCACCGCGCTCAGTTCCTCTTCAATGCGCAGAAGGTTCAATCGCGGCCCACCAGCCGTCACCACACCGAACGATTGCCCCTGCACCTTGCCGCCGAATGCAAGCTTTTGCAGGTAGTAGAACCGCGCTGCGCGCTGGATGTCGGTCAGCGTCTCCGGGCGCTCCATCTGTGCCCACTCGAACATCTGTCGCGAGACCAGGGACCAGCGGAACATGCGCACGAACTCATCCAGGTGGTGGCGCACGCAGCGGTACAGGGACACCAGCTCGCCGTTGATGTCGTTGAGCACCTCCATCTGTGCTGGGTACGGCCGCATAAGCAACGACGCGGCACCGCCGGCGAATGCCTCGACGTAGCAGTCGTGGGTCGGGAAGTGCGGATAGAGATGCTTCAGGAGGCGGCGCTTGCCGCCCGGCCAGGAAATGATTGGCTTTGGCATGGTTTCTCAGTGTTTGCGATAGGGGAAGCCGACAATCCCGCCGCTCTCGCGAGGGCGACGGGGCTGCGGCCAATGCCAGGTGCTGAGATCACCTGTGTTGCGGCGCCGTCCGGATGCTTGCCGGCATCCGGGCGGCGCCCTGTCTTGCTAGACGGCTACTTCGATGAGGGGCAAATTGGGGGCGGCCTCAACTAGGCGCCCAGCCCGAACCCACACGTTGTAGGGGATGGGCAGCTGGAGCTGACCAAACGCCCGCATCTGCACTCCGTCATAAGTGGTCAGCGTGCTGGTTCCGTCACTGTTGTGGGCGGTGACTGTCGCCAGCAATCGGGGGCTACTGGTCACCAGCTCGCCGAATTGATCCCACAGGTCAGTCCGCATCGGTGTAGTGCCTCTCGATAGTGGCGGTCTGTTCAATCACAACGGCCTGCTGGTCGATCACAACCTCGATGCGCAAGGACTCGCATTGGCCGTGCCATGTGCCCTCAGCGGCGACGACCTCCACCAGATCCAAAGGCATGATGGCCCCCACTTCCCCCGCCTTCAGTGGCTTCGGAAAAAGGGGAACGGTCAAGTCCACGGCCGCCTGCTCACCGCGATCGCTCAGAACGTTGCGTCCTCGCTCAGCGCCTGCTGCAGCTACGCTGATCAGCGGGCTGCTCACCTGCTGGGCGTAGAGCTGCCCCGCCTCGCCAGCCTTACGCACCTTGCAGGTGACTCCTTTGCCCGGAATCTCGCCGGTCACCACGACGGCGTCGTACAGTGGCGCGCTCCGCATCTGCAAGCTCTCGGTCAGCACAATGTCCTCCTGCACGACATGCGCGGGCTGGGTCTCGCGCCAGAGCCATGGGCTGGTCGGGTAGCTCGCACGGACGTGAAGTGACAAATCCTGCGGATGGGACTGGACCACCGCCCCGCTCGCCTCTGCCAGCGCGCTAATCGCCTCAAGCGGCGTGCTGGCGTCATAGAACCAAGCACCACCAGGAACCGTCCAATCGACCGTCTGGTACTCGCTGGTAAATCCCGTATCAGCCAGCTCTTCAGCAACCAGTTGAGCCATGCTCCTGTCCTCGTTAGCGACTTTCACCCTTGCCGGCGCGTACGGAGCCGCGAGCAGAGCTGTTCGCGACCTGCCACTGAGCCGAACTCCGCCATCGGCAAACTCCCGCTGCTTCTGGAAGCTCTCGATGATGCCGGTCCACACATGGCCGTTCAGGGATACCTCAAACTGGCGAGGGCCCGCCGCTGTTGGCTTCAGCAGGGGCAGCTGCGTTGGGTCGGCCAGCTCCACGTCGAAGGTCCACCCCCAAGCGCTCCTGCTTGCGCTGAGGGAGATCCTCGACACTTCGATAGGCGTCCGGTCAGGAAGGCGGACGAACGAAATTTCATTGATCACGACATATGTCCTGCGTTGCGGGCGAACCACGTAGCACGCTGTGGTCCCAAGGTTGAGGGGGGCAAGACCGGGAACTCCGGCCAGGGGGCAACCCAAGTTCAGCGAAACGGAATGACCTGGCGGGACGCCGGGCTCCGGATCTGGATCAGGGTCCGGCTTGACCGGAGGGCGGGTAACCCACTGCACCGGCCTCGCAGCCCCCCAAGGCAGGCGACCATATCGCCTTGTTGCTCCGAGGTATTTCCAGCCATCCGACCAGCTTGCGCTCGCCCTCTTGGGCGCACCCTGCCACGACAGCTCCCTATC